AGGCAAACCTATCCTAGGAGACATCAAATTACGCTACGTGGCGCTTTATTTAGCCGCCCTACTGCTTTCAGCATCTTGTTTTTTCTTTTTTATGTCATTTTTAGCCTCAATTCTTGATGGTTCAGTCATTACATTTGCACAAATGCTAGGACATCTTACTAGCGGGGCAGGTATCATGGTACTTTGGTATGCTGTATTCAAGAAAGTAGGCAAATTATGAAAGACATACTAACACTTCTCGAAAACGGCATAGAATATGTAGTACTAAGCTTCTTTATCGCCTTTTCTGCTGTCCTAGTTTCGTCTTCGTGGCGTAAAAATAAGGGATATTTTATCGCAGCCATTCTCACAGGCACAGTTTTAGGTATTATGGCAAGCCAAACGCCAGTTATCCAAGACTTTGACTTCCTAATCGCCGTAGTTGGCACTATTACAGGTCCAGCTACACTAAGTTTCCTTCAACATAAAAGCCTATTCGATGTTATAGATCGACTGAAAGAAATTAATGAAGATTCTAAAAAGGATAATTGACCTATTTACTCAGGTCGAAGAATCGCGTCCCTTAAACTCAGATGATCTGACAACTTTTGTCGCTCGCCATGAAGGCTTGCGACTTATTTGTTATGAAGATCCTGCTGGTGTTGCCACAATAGGATATGGTCATACTAGAACGGTGGGGCCTTCGGATATTGGAAAAAAGATTATCACTCGTTCTCAGGCTATTGCACTGCTTGTAGAAGACCTTCGTCCGGCAAAACATGCAGCGGCTGCTATAACTGGACTTTCTAGTGGGCCTATTTTTATTGGCGTTACATCGTTTATTTTTAACTTAGGTCCAGGCGCCCTGCATGGTAAGTCAACACAAATTGGACGTCACTTAATTGAAGGTGATTACAAATCTGCTAGTGAAGGCATGAAGCGGTATGTTTACGCCGGAGGGCGTAGATTGCGTGGTCTTGTAAAACGTAGAGAAGAGGAGGCTAATTTAGTATGGAAATCTCCAGAAAAGACATTGTAAGCGATCACATTGCAGATTATGGACATGGACGCTTCCTTAAAGTATCTCCAGACCGCTATCTTGATGAACTTGGCATTACACCTCTAGAAACGCAGGTTGCAATTATAAATGCATTAAACAACCCAAAATATCGCTTTGTAACAGCGGCTGTGTCGCGTCGACTAGGTAAAACCTATATTGCAAACATTATTGGACAGATTGTAACGCTGTTGCCTGGCTCTAGCGTTCTTATTATGTCGCCAAACTATAGGTTGAGCCAAATTTCCTTTGAATTGCAACGCAACCTTATTAAGCACTTTAGCCTTGAGGTCGAAAAAGATAACGCTAAAGATTCGACGATTGAGCTGTCTAACGGTAGTTCCATTCGTATGGGATCGGTTAATCAGGTTGACTCGGTTGTTGGTCGATCATATGATTTGATTATCTTCGATGAGGCTGCACTAACCGATGCTGGAGAAACTGCTTTTAATATTGCGTTGCGACCAACACTTGATAAACCAAATTCAAAAGCTATTTTTATCTCTACACCACGTGGGAAAAACAACTGGTTTGCTAAATTTTACGATCGTGGCTTTAATCCAGAGTTTCCAGAATGGTGTTCAATTCATGCGACGTGGAAAGATAATCCTAGAATCGACATGAGGGACATCGAAGAGGCTCGGCGTACTATGAGTGATGCTGAGTTCCGTCAGGAATATGAAGCAGACTTTGCAACTTTTGAAGGTCGTATTTACTCGTTTAACTTCGATACCCAAGTACAAAACCTGGCTGGACTGGATACTAGAGACTTCGATATCGTGGCTGGCCTGGATGTGGGATATCGCGACCCTACAGCCCTTTGTATACTTGCGTATGACTATAGGACGGACAAATACTATGCACTAGCAGAATACTTATCAGCAGAAGATAGTACGTCAAAACACGCCAAAGCAATACAATTTTATATGGATAAGTACGATATTGATTATATCTATATTGATAGTGCGGCAGCACAATTTAGAGCAGACTTAGCTGCTGATTTTGGGATTAGTACTATCAATGCAAAGAAAAGTATATTAGACGGCATTGCACATATGGCAGGAATTGTAGATAATGATCGCCTTATTGTAGATCAAAACTGTAAAGAAATTTTGAAAGCACTAGAAGCGTATCAATGGGATAACACTGGTGTTGGAAAAGAAAGACCCTTACACAACTGGGCATCACACATGTCAGATGCTATGCGTTATTGTCTTTATAGTCATCAGACCAGTGTCGGGTCATTTTAGAAAAATTTTACTTGACTATGTAATGTCGTAAGAGTAAAATTATATCATGAAGCGTTTGCCAGTAAAGTATATTAGAGATAGAGCTAAGAAGGCGTACCAAAAGGATAGTGAGTGCTATATTTGTGGGACGGATGAAAACCTTCAGCTCCATCACTTTGCTGGTGTAACGGACTTATTTAATATTTGGTGCAGACGTAAAAATATAACTATACACACAGACGACGATATTTTAGCTGTAAGAGACGAGTTTATTGAGGATCATCAAAAAGAATTGTACGAAGATGTGGTTACATTGTGTAAGATGCACCATGAAAGACTGCACTCGTACTTTGGAAAAGCTCCGGTAGTTAGTTCTGCCAAAGGGCAAAGAAAATGGGTAGACGTACATCGTGGCAAACATTCTAGATAGAACATTGGAAGTTATGGGGCTAAGGACTAAACTTAACCCATCGCAGCCGTATATCCAAATGCAAGAAGGTACAAATGTACCACCTCTTGCTAATCAGTATTGGTCTTACTATGAAAATCTAGGCATTGTAAATCGTGCTATTAATATGATTGTTGATAGCTGTAGCCAAATTGATGTTCTAGTTGACTATGAAGACATTCCACAGAACTTTCCACCTGTAAAAGGTGTGCGTAGAGAAACAGTACATAGGCTATTAAATTATGAACCAAATCCCTTCCAAGACATCTCTTCGTTCCGCAGACTACTCCTCACAGATTTGCTGGTGGAGGGAAATGCTTTTATTTACTATGATGGTGTTCACATTTACCACATGCCAGCACATCTTGTAGAAATTGAACCTGATGAAAAGCTGTATGTAAAGGGTTACAAAGTACACAAGATCGTCTATAGCCCAGAGGAGATGATCCATATTAAACACAACTCTATGCGCGGTATTTACCGGGGAGCCTCCCCATTAAAAGCTGCTGCAAAAAATATGACACTTCTTGCTCGCATGCTTCGCTTTCAGGATACTTTCTTTGAAAACGGTGCTGTGCCAGGGCTAATTTTGAAAAGTCCAAATGCTCTTTCTGATAAACTAAAAGAGCGTATGATTGAAGGTTGGTTGAGAGCGTATGCGCCAAACAAAGGCGGCAAGCGCCCACTTATCCTTGACGGTGGACTAGAACTAGACAAGATTTCTAATACCAGTTTTAAAGAGCTAGATTTCGAAGCAAGCATTAAAAATCAAGAAAGCGCAATACTTACTTCTCTAGGTATTCCTCCTGTGCTGCTAATGGGTGGCAACAATGCTAACATTCGACCAAATCAGCGTCTTTACTATATTGAAACAATTATTCCGCTTGTAGATAAATTCTTGAAAGGTTTTGAAAGATACTTTGGGTATAAGCTAAAACCAGACAATGATATTCCAGGTCTACAGCCGGAACTAAAAGAACAGGCCAATTTCTACTCTACACTAGTTAACACTGGCATCATTACTGTTAATGAAGCACGGTCTGCACTAGCGTATGACACAATGCAAGATGAGGATAAACTTCGTGTACCTCAAAATATTGTAGGATCGGCCACTAACCCCAGCGAAGGGGGACGGCCAGAGGGAGACGAAGATGGCGAAGTATAGAGGTGTAGATATTGATCTTACCCCTACTGACGGGATGAAAAAGGAAGCCGAGCGCGCCCTCGCTTGGCGGAAAGAAGGCAACCCAGGCGGAACCGCTGTTGGAATTGCTAGGGCTCGTCAACTTAAAAACAAGCAGGAACTTTCTGCTAGTACGGTTCGTCGGATGTTTTCTTTCTTCTCTCGTCATGAGGTTGATAAGGAAGCAGAGGGTTTTAGTCCGGGTGAAGAGGGCTACCCTTCCAAAGGTCGAGTTGCATGGGCACTTTGGGGCGGAGACCCAGGTTTTTCCTGGTCTCGTGCTAAAGTTAAACAACTTGATCGGATCGACGAAGAAAAGTCTGTTCATTATGAAGATGATGAAGAAGACGAAATGGAAGAGAAGGCTAAGCCTATCTCTGCCGCTGTAAAAGATGGTCTAAAGCGTAAAGCTGATGAGCATAATGATAAGTATGGAGACAATCCAGCTAAGCGAGTAACATATGGGATGCTATCTAAAGTGTTCCGCCGAGGAGTTGGAGCATACCACACTAACCCTCAATCTGTGCGCCCTAACGTCAGTTCACCTGAACAATGGGCATATGCTAGAGTAAATTCGTTTCTATACGCTGTACGTAACGGTAAATACCGTTCAGGCAAACATGATACGGATTTACTTCCAAAGGGGCATCCTATGAGAGGTCCAAAGGAGGAAGAAAAGATGTATGAAGAACTTATGGGTATTCTTTCTACGGAAGTAGAGAAAATCGAAGAAACTTCTGACTTTGTAAAGATTAAGGGGATGGCATCTACAACAGACGTTGATCGTTCTGGTGATATTATGCAACTTTCTTGCTGGTCTCACGAGGGTCTGAAGTCTTATCAAAAGAACCCTATTATTCTATTTAATCACAATTACGATAAGCCCATTGGTACGGCCACCAGCATTATGCCAGTGGACAACGGGCTAGAAATCGAAGCTAAGATTAGTAAGGCTGATCCGTACATTGCTAAGCTAATCGACGACGGAATACTCTCTACCTTCTCTGTAGGGTTTAGAGTAAAAAGAGCAGACGTTAACAAGGAAACTGGTGGTCTGTATATCAAAGAAGCAGAACTATATGAAATTTCTGTAGTCTCTGTGCCTGCTAATCAAGCGGCTAAGTTTGAAGTCGTTAAGTGTTTTAGTCCTGTAGAATTTGAGTCCTACAAAAAAGGGCTAACTATGCCTAATATTGGCAATAAGGTGGCAAACACCGCGAAAGGAAAGTTTGAAATGGATGAAAAAGAAATGAAAGATCTTATCGCTAAGCAAACTTCAGCAGCCGTAAAAATGGCCCTAGCTGAAAAAGAAGCTGCCGATAAGAAAGCTGCTGCTGAAGCGGCTCAAAAGCAAGCCGCTGAGGAAGCAGTACGTAACGCTGCTGTTGAAGCAGGCATGTCTGGTGCAGAGCGTCTTCTTGACGAAGTTAAGAAGTCTTTTGACGAAGGCCGTGCAGACACCATGAAAGAAATTGAAGAGCTTAAGAAAGCCCTTCACGACCGTTCTGAAGAGGTTGCTGCTCTTCAGAAGTCTAAGCGTCAGTTCCTTGCTCAAGGTTCTAAGAACTGGAAAGAGGCTCATGAGGCCGATATCCGTGACGCTTATGTCCTAGGTGCTATTACCCAAAAGGGTTTTAACACTCAGTTCGGTAACAACCTTATCCAGAAAGTTAATGATGATTCTGGTGTTGAAATGCCGGCTAATGTACTTACAGCTGATAATATTGCCATTTTTGAAAGTGTCGCTTCTACCGCTATTGAGCGCGACATTCAAAATCAGCTAGTACTTGCTCCTCTCTTCCGTGAGATTGCAATGTCTTCTGCTTCCATGATCATGCCGATCATGCCCGACGCAGGCTATGCAGCGTTTACCACTACTGCTGGTGCATCAGAAACTGCTGGTAAAGGTAACATCGAAGCCCGTGGCGATGCGATTGGTGCTGACTCTGGTATCGACCTAACTCAGAAAGTACTTACCACACACAAGCTACTTTCTATTACCTTCCTAGCCAACGACACTGAAGAGGATGCAATTCTTCCCCTTCTACCGCTTCTAAACGAATCTCTAGTTCGTTCTCATGCCCGTGCTGTTGAGCACGCCATGCTTGTTGGCGGAAGTGCCGATGCAACCAACACTGGTGGATTCAATGGCCTAATTAAGCGCGCCGTTGATATTGAAGCACAGGCCGTTAGCGGTGTTAGCGCAGTCGAGCAGAGCCCGACTGCTTTTGCAACCGACGCTCTTACCACGGACAACCTACTCGAGCTTCGTAAGAACCTCGGCAAGTATGGTGTACGTCCTCAGGAAGTTGTATACCTCGTTAGCCAGCGTGGTTACTTCGAGCTTCTCGAAGATGCAGAATTTGCTGATGCTAACCTAGTTACGCCAACCGTTGCTACCAAGCTAGTTGGTGAAATTGGTTCCGTATACGGCTCTCGCGTTATGCTCGTAGACGAGTTTGCAGTTCCTGCTTTTGACAAGTTCTACGCTGCTGCAATTCACCCACGGAGCTTTGTTGTTCCGCGTCTACGTGGTGCTACGCTGGAATCTCAGTATGTACCTCGTCTGCAGCATCGCGAGCTTATCGCAACTCAGCGTCTTGGCTTTGACCAGATTATTCCTGTTAGCGCCGCTAACCCGAATACCCCAATCTGTGCACGCCAGTACGCTTCTGCTCCGTAATTTACTTGGTGGGTGCCCTTCGGGGCACCCCCTACCCCTTAAAGGATAGACATGGCTGATTTAGTTACAATTAACGCATATAAAGCATTTCGTGGTATCACCGGAACCACCGATGACACTAGACTTAATGTTATTGTTCCGTCTGTGTCTAACCTAGTCAAAAACTATTGTAGCCGTAGTTTTATTGACTATTATGCTTCTGATAAGGTGCAAACCTTTAGCATCAAATGGCCACAAAATGTAGTGTTTCTTAGCGAGATTCCTCTTGTCTCTATTACTAGTGTCAAAGAGTTTGAGTCCGAAACAGAAGGAGCAGACTACATTACTCTCACAGCAGATCAATATCGGTATGATTCAAACTTAGATGCAGTTTATCGTATCGACTCAGGTTATCGTAAAGATTTCCCACAAGGTATTAATAGTGTAGAAGTAACTTACAAAGGTGGCTACAGCTCTCTCCCAGAAGATTTGAAGCTGGCCGTTATTGACCTTATTACTTACTACCTAAAAGAAGAACA